TATATGTTGATTATATGAAGGATGGTATATTAAGTATAACACACCGAGTGGAGGAATTCAATGACTAAAGATGATGAAATCTTTAAAGGGAAATCTTTCTCTGATTTGATGGCTGACATCTATTCCAATCAGAAGAAGAAAGACCGACAAGTAAAACTACTAATTGCTCAACTTGAACCAATGGTCAAGAACTTGAACGATGCCGCAGTGGTTGTACCCCTTATTAAAGAATATCTTGATATTTCCGTAAAGAATGATGATGCACTAATCAAACTTGCAGCAATCGTTCAACGAATGATGAAAGACAACTCATCAGCGGAAGCTGGTGGGTTTATTTTGTCTGAAGAAGAAAAGAGACAACTGATGGATGCAATTGATGAGGTTGAAAAAGACCTTCCTAAAGAAGATGGAGATGATGAATGAAAGTTGGTGTAGTAAAGGGTGTAATCCTTGATGATGATAATGCTGATAACTTTGGTAGTATCATTGTAGACACAACCGCAGGTGGGATTGGTTCAAAGATTAGATGTTATCCATTAAATACAAACCATAGACAAATACCCATCCTTGGTGAACAAGTGTATGTATATACCACCACTTCGGATGAAGCGTCTGGTCTAAATGGTGGTACACGGAATTATTACGCATCCATTGTATCTCTCCAAAAAAATGTAAATCATAATGCATTACCAGAATCTAAACTCATAGAAGGTGATGGTGGTGGCTATGGTAGTGTATCTGCAGGTGTACCACAAAATTCATCAACCGATAGTGAAGCAGACTTTGGTATCGGATTTATTGAAGTTTCGGGAATATCACAACTTCAACCATTTTTAGGAGACATTATATTTGAAGGAAGATATGGTCAGTCTATTAGGTTTGGGTACACTCCACAGGGTGTTAAGACAACTAATAACAAAATAAAAGGTGCTACAAACGAACCATCTTGGAGTTCGACAACTCCTGAATCTCCGATAACAATTATTAGAAATGGTGCTGGTAAATCAAATGGATATAACAAATATGTTATAGAGGACATCAACAAAGATGACTCCTCGATTTGGTTGGGTTCTAAACAAAAGATTGGATTAAGTTCATCTAATAAATTTACATTAGGTGTTATACCAACCGAACAATATCAGAATCCTCAAATTATAATTAATTCAGAACGAGTTGTCCTTAACTCAAAAAAGGATTCAGTTCTTATTAGTGGTGCTAAGTCAGTAAATATATCAACTTCAAATTGGAAAGCTGATATGGACATTATATTTAGTCAGTTGGAATCAATCACGGATGCACTTCTTAAATTAGCGCCCGCCATAACCGCAGCCACTGCGGGCCCCTTTCCAGTTCCAAGTCTTACCACAGCAGGCCCTCAATTGTTATCAGCAATTACACAAGTTAAAACTCAATTACAATTAATGAAACAATAATTATACATAAACATATTTATTACCATGGATACAAAGAAACTAATTAAAGCAATTCAACTCATCGTTAAGGAAGAAGTGAAGAAGGAAGTGGCTAAAAAAGAAAAGTCTCTTCGTGAATCTATCCTTAAAGAAGTAAAACAATCACAACCAAAAGTTGTTGAGAAAGACCCGCTTGATGTAGACCACCTCTTTGAAACAAAGCAAGAAACGAAAAAATCATTTACTAACAACTCAACATTAAATGAGTTGTTGAATGAAACCGCACAAGGTGGTGAGTGGAAAAATATCAACGGAACTGGTGGTGTATTTAACGCATCACAAGCACAAGGTTGGGGTGGTGGAATTAACACACAACAATCAACATTCCAAACTACCGAAGGCGGCCAAGTATCAGCACAACAACTTCAACAAACTGAAGCAGGTCAAGCGGTTGTTAATGCATTAACACGAGATTATTCTGGTTTGATGAAACACATCAATACCAAGAAGGGTAAATAATGGCAGTTCGTAAAGAGTATAAGATACATCCGTTAGATTTAAAACGAAATACAGCAATTGGAGTAATGCTACCATTGGGTGGGTCTCCCTTGTTTAAGTTATCATATACAACTGAAGAGCAAGCAATTTCAAATCTAAAAAATCTAATTCTAACTCGAAAGGGTGAACGACCATTACAACCATTGTTTGGGTCGGATGTATACTCATTACTATTCGAAAATATGTCATCAGATTTAAGTAATGAGTTGGAAAGTTCTTTAAGAAATGATATTAAGTTTTGGTTACCATATATCGTTGTTGATAATATTAGTGTAATCACAAATGAAGATTACAATAGTGTAAACATATCGTTGAGCGTAAGAGTAACGGAATCGGGCGCAAATACACAAATAACAATTCTTGTTTCAGAGCAGGGAAATATATCTATTGTTTGAGGATAGAACATGGCAGATAAAGTACAAAAGAGTGTAAATTTAATTGGTAGAGATTTTGGTGATATTCGCAAAAACCTAATTGATTTTACAAAAAATTACTTCCCACAAACCTACAATGACTTTAATGAGTCATCTCCGGGTATGATGTTTATGGAAATGGCATCATATGTAGGCGATGTACTTTCATACTATACTGATGTTCAGTTAAGGGAATCGTTATTAGAACAAGCTCAAGAAAAATCAAATGTATTTACAATAGCACAATCGTTTGGATACAAACCAAAACTAAATGTTCCAGCTACAACCACATTAACAGTTTATCAATTAGTACCAGCACAAGGTAGTGGTGACACTGTACGACCAAACTTTGATTACGCGTTAACATTATCCGAGGGAATGATAGTGGGTTCTTCTACAAATGGTGATGTAGAATTTTCAACTATTGAAAAAGTTAGATTTGGATTCTCATCATCATTTGACCCAACCGAAGTTTCAGTTTATCAAATTGATGAAGTAACCGATGAACCTGTATACTATCTTTTAAAAAAATACGTTAAAGCTGTTAGTGGAAAACAAGAATCTGCTACTTTTGAATTTAACGAACCAAAACCATACGATAAAATTAAGTTAGAGGCTGATGGTCTTATTGATGTAATATCAATCATTGATGATGATGGTGATGAATGGACTAAAGTCGATTACCTTGCACAAGATACTGTATTTGAAGAATTACCAAATACCACAGATTATTCAATTGCAATGTCGGCATATGCAAATGAAACACCATCATTACTAAAGTTAAAAAGAGTACCTAAGCGATTTATTACCCGTATTACCGATGACGGTACAGTTGATATTCAATTTGGTAGTGGTATATCTCAAAACGCTGATGAGGAGATTCTTCCAAATCCAGATAACGTAGGTTCTGCTCTTTATGGTACAAGTGGAAACCTTGACCAGGGTATTGACCCTTCAAACTTTATGTATGCTAAAACATATGGAGTAGCACCCGCAAATACAACTCTTACTGTAACATATAGAACGGGGCTTGGTGTAATTGATAATGTAGCATCACAAGACCTTACGGAAATTGTTGAACGTGTTATTGAAACAAGTAGTACCGGATTAGTTACTGATGTATTTAATGTTGTACAAAACTCAATAGCCGTAACAAACGAAGTAGCTGCGGCAGGTGGTAAATACGAAGAAGAAATCGAAGAAGTTCGTAATAATGCTATGGCATACTTCAGAGCACAAAATAGAGCAGTAACTAAAGAAGATTACTTGTTAAGAGCATACGCATTACCACCACAATTTGGTTCGGTAGCAAAAGCATACGCTGCTCCTGATTTTCAAATCAATACATTATTGGATGATGGAATTGACCCCATCCCCAACCCATTAGCAATTAATTTTTATGTATTAGGTTATGATGGTAATGCTAAATTACAAAATCTAAACCCTGCTACAAAACAAAACTTACAAAACTATTTGTCTTATTATCGTATCTTAACCGATGCTGTAAACATCAAGAACGCATATATTGTAAACATTGGTATTGACTTTGAAATTGTAGTTCTTCCAAACTATAATTCAAATGAGGTTCTTTTAAAATGTATTAACGCACTAAAGAACTTCTTTAGGATTGAGAATATGGGAATCAACAAACCAATTACACTTACTGACATATATGTGTTATTAGATAGAGTTGATGGTGTACAAACCGTTGTAAGACCTGATAAAGATGGAAATGGTGGTTTACAAATTGTAAATAAATTTGATGGTAACTATTCATCTAATAAATATAATATTAAAAATGCAACTCGTAGTGGTATTGTATATCCGCCAAAAGACCCAACTTGTTTTGAGGTAAAATATCCGGATGTTGATATCAAAGGTAGAGTAGTATCATTATTTTAAGAGGTAGAAAATGATTTATAGAATATATCCAAGCAAAGACGCCACTATCTACGAGGACTCTTCTCGTAAATTACAAAACACGGGCAAGGATGAAATTCTTGAAGTTGGTAAGTTTTACGATACCGATAACACTACCTTGTTGGGTAATAGTAGAGCATTAATTCAATTTGATTTATCATCAATCTCATCATCCATAGTAAGTGGTGATATCACAACACCTCAATATAGATTGAGACTGGAGAACATTGAAAACAAAGAGATACAATCCAACTATGACCTTTATGTGTTTCCTGTAAAGGAATTTTGGACTGAAGGACTTGGGTCAGAAGCTGACACTCCACATAATACAACTAATGTAAGTTGGGTTAGTAGAAGTTTGGATGCCACTTGGGATACTACTAACTCAACAGTTGGAAAACCAACTAATCCTGATTTAATCGCATCGTTACAAGCATACTATGATTTTGCAGCAAGCGTTGGTGGTTTTGAATTAGTAGAGCCAATTAAAGGTACTGGTGGGCAATCACCACAAATTACATCTATTGATGGAAAATTAACAATGTCCTCATCTAACTATGGTGGTGGTACTGCTAATCTATCAGCATCATTAGAAGCCGGTTCTATTTATAAAATTGAGTTCGACTTTAACAGAAACACATTATCTGGAGTTGACTTTAATGTATTAGACCCAAACAATGATTTATTAAATGATAGCATTGTAAACTTTGAAGAATCTTTAGTCAGTACCGGCACTTACAATATGGCTTTTACAGCAAGCATTAGTGGTGTACACAAACTACAATTTACATTCTTTGATAATAATGGTGCTAATGGGTCAGATGGGTCTGTTGATAACTTTTATTTATATAGAGAGGTTTCTACCTCAACTCTTGTATTAGACCAATTCTCATCAAACCTCACAACACTACCATCCACTTATGTATTAAATGAGGGAATCCAAAACGAAGATGGCGTTAATGGTTCTGCTGTAATATCTAACTACACGCTATTTTTAACAGCCTCTAAATATGGTGGGGCTACATTAAATAGAAAATATACTTTACAAGAAAATAGAAACTATACTTCAAGTTTTGATATTATTGATAGTAATTACCCACTATATAATGGTCAAGTTACCGGCTCAATTGAATTTACTATTTTAGACCCAAATGGTAGAGTTGTAGATGAAAATGATTTAAGTGGTTACTCTAAATATATTAGTGGGAGTACCTCCCCAAATATAAATTTCCAAGCAAGACAAAGTGGTGAATACCTATTCAGATGGTCGTTCTTTGCCAGTGGAAGTGGTCAATACTCCGCGTCATTAGACAATTTTAGACTACAATCATTAGACCACGATATTACAAGTTCTCAATATGTTGACATATATTATGACGCCCATTGGAATAACAATTTAGGTGGTGGTACTTGGTATACTTCATCATTTTCAAACGGAACGCATTACAAACAATCTTTTACAAAATATACCGATAACCTCAATACTGAAGTTACCGATTATGTAAACGAGTGGTTAAACAACACACGGACTAATAACGGATTGATTATTAAAAAATCAAAAGTAGATGAAGAATCTACAACTAAATTTGGTTCAATTAAATTCTTCTCTTCAGATACCAATACAATCTACCCACCAGTTCTTGAGGTTCGATGGGATGACTCATCATTCGTAACGGGTTCGTTAGACGCTCTTGATAGTGAAGATATGATTGTGTATGTTAAGAATCTATCAACTGAATACAAAGAAACATCTAAAGGTAAGATTAGAGTTTATGCAAGAGAACGATTCCCAGCAAGAACATTCTCTTCAACATCAAACTATACATTAGTGAAATACCTTCCAACTACCTCGTATTATTCGGTAGTTGACGCTGAGACCGAACAGGTAATTATTCCATTCG